ACTTTGGGAGCGAATGGTTGTGTGAAAGCACAACTAGCGAAATCGTGGACGCCATACGCGCGCTCTAACGCGATATAGACCGCACGTCAATGCAACATAACATGGCGCTTCACGCCAACAAAACAGCACCAAAGCCACGCAGGCATTGAATACTTTGCTATCCTAAAATGAGCGACAAACACCGCATGAGCATAAACAGATTTGCAAGGCGCGTAGACGCAAACCAAGACGCAGTAGTAAGCGCCCTTCGTGCTGCTGGGGCGCGGGTTGAAGTGATTTCAAGGCCGGTAGATTTGCTCGTTGGAATTCGCGGCAAGTTGGCGCTCTTTGAAATCAAAGATGGCGACAAGGTCAAGTCAGCGCAGAAGAAGACCAGCGCGCAAGAGAAGTTCTTTGCTGAGTGGGCGGGCTATCCGATTGGCCTTGTAGACGGACCAGAGGCCGCGCTTCGGATGCTGGCCGTCATGAAATAGGAGCGCAGACATGGAACCAACATTCAGCGGTGAACTGCAGCTTGCCGGCTGGAGCGAGTCGCACACAGGCGGCTGCAAAGTCACGTTTTGGCTGTCAGGGCCTGACGAACTGGCTGCATTTCGCACACTGACAGTGCGCAAGGGCAACACAGCAGGCCAACGATTCATGGCCGCGCTTGTCGAGGTGGGCGACGATGAACTGCCGGTGCCTCCGCCATCTGTCAAGGAATCCTTGACACCTGAAACGCCCAAAGGCGGCGCGCTGGCAAAGCTGGCGGGTATGTGGTGTGCCGACGCGACGTTTCAAGCGTGGCTAGAAACCGATCCCGACAACGCAGCACCAAATGAAAGCGGCGCTACGTTGTGTCTTTATGCGCTTTGCGAAATCGAAAGCAGGCGCGAGCTTGATCACGATCCAGCGGCAGCAGAGCGGTTTAACCGGCTGATTCGCGGGCCTTACATGAAGTGGCGTGCATCGAAGGGGTTGGCGTGAAAAGCAAGAACAAACCGGCCCAAACCAAACAAGAGCGTGAGCACACCGCCATGGTAGCCGCTCTGCCGTGCGTGGTGTGCGGGACGTATGACGGCTCAGAAGTGCATGAGCCTGTGCAGGGCCTCTGGTACATCGCCATTCCGCTCTGTTTCGCCTGCCACCGTGGCCCAGAAGGTTGGCATGGAACCCGGTTGCGCTGGAAGCTGCGCAAGATGGACGAACTCAAAGCCATCAACGAGACATGGAGACAACTTGCATGAGCTTGAAACTACAACCCCGAGAGCGCCAAGTACTGAAGATGCTGGCAGACGGCATGCTGTTGAAGCAAATCGGAAACACGCTGGGCATCAGTGGCCGCACTGCATCAGGCTACGTGAGCAATGCTCGCATCAGGAACGATCTAAAAACAGGCTGGCAAGTGCTTGCTGAGTACATGAAGGGCCGCAGCTAGCATGAGGAACGACACAAACGACCTCTTGAATGATTTGCTGGCCGAATGGCACCGCTGGGCGCGCGGCTTTCAGATTGTTGCCAGCCACGGAACCAGCGCCATGTTTTCAGGTGTTCGAAGTAGTCGGCAGTGGGATAGCGAGAATGAGGTGATTGACGGCACCTTGCACGATCAGACAATGCGGGCGTTTGACTTCCACGTCAACGAGCTGGACCACGTCTACCGCACCGCGTTACAGATCCAGGCCAGAAATCTAGTTACTGGCAAGAGCGTGTGGTCAAGTACCCGGCTTCCAAATGACCTGGAAAGTAGGGCGCAAGTGCTCGGCCTGGCGAGGGCTGCGCTGTTGAGCAGGCTGAGTGCTGCCGGTATCGTATAGGGTTAATACCTATGTTCAAGGCTTGCACTGATGCTGAATTAGTGGTACAAACGCGCTTGTAGGGAAAAGTGTCTCTGAAATTCTCTAAACGCATGCTGATTGGCATGGCACAGCGCCATAAGCTGGCCTAAGTAGCACTGATCGTGCCACTGATGCGGATGTAAGTTCCGACAACATGCGGTTGAAAGCACCGACAACGCATCTGGGTGAAAGCGCCCGGAGCCAATTCAAGAGCCTGCTCTGCGCCAGCAGTTGCCACTTCATGGCCCGTCAGGGTTAAAGGCAAGGGCGCATCAGGCTACGGCCAGCGCTGCTCCCAGTGGCCTACATCTAACAGCAGCTCCGCACTACGAGCAAAGGCCAGCGCAAAGACTCCATAAAGCGCTGGAGCGGGAGTGCGCACTAACTTGGCGAATACCCGGAAGGACTCGCAATGACACTCACAGCAAAGCAGGAGGCATTTGCGCAAGCCTATCAAACTGTTTCATCTAAAACAGATGGAAATAGAAGGGTTGCACATGGCTAAAGGCATTAAGACGGGCGGCAGGGCGCCTGGAAGCCCCAACAAGGTCTCACAAGAGGCGCGGCAAGCCATAGCCTCATTTGTGGATGGAAACGCTCATAGGCTCACTGGTTGGCTCGATCAGGTTGCAGAGGGCATACCAAAGGCTGATGACGATGGTTATTGGGTGCAGCCAAACCCCGCAAAGGCTTTCGAGTTATTTCAGAGTGTTGTGGAATATCACATACCAAAGCTGGCGCGTACAGAGCATACCGGCAAGGATGGCGACTCCATCAACCTGGTCCACCGTATTGAGCGCGTGATTCTGTGACTGTCCTCAGGATAGAGACTCCAAAGGTTTTCGCGCCACTACTAAACCCAAGCCGGTACAAAGGCGCACATGGCGGGCGCGGGTCTGGTAAGTCGCATTTCTTCGCCGAATTGCTTATTGATGACAGTCTTTGTAACAAAGGGCTGCGATCAGTAAGTATTCGAGAGGTGCAGAAAACCCTCAAGGAATCATCCAAGAGGCTGCTGGAGGACAAACTAATACAGTTTGGACTGAATGAGGCTGATGGCTTCAAGGTTTTCAACGAAGTGATTCAAACCCCCGGCGATGGAATCATCACGTTTCAGGGCATGCAGGATCACAACGCGGAATCGATCAAGTCGCTAGAGGGATATCACCGGGCATGGGTAGAAGAGGCGCAATCTCTGTCGGCGCGTTCGCTGTCGTTGTTGCGGCCCACCATTCGGGCTGAAGACTCAGAACTGTGGTTTAGCTGGAATCCACGCAGGAAAACTGATCCTGTAGACATGATGCTAAGGGGAGAACTCCCCACAGGCGCAACGGTTGTCCGGGCCAATTGGTCGGATAACCCAAAGTTTCCAATGGTGTTAGAGCAAGAGCGGTTGGACTGCTTGCGCATGACGCCAGAGCAATACGACCACATTTGGGAAGGCGGCTACGCCTCTGTAATGGAGGGCGCCTACTTTGCGAAACACCTGGCAGAAGCAAAGGCCCAGGGCAGGATAGGCAAGGTTGCCCCCGATCCCTTGCTTGCGCTGCGGGCCTTTGTGGACATCGGCGGGACTGGTCAAAGGGCTGACGCATTCACGATATGGATTGCTCAGTTCGTTGGCAAAGAAATCCGGTTGCTCAACTATTACGAGGCAGTAGGTCAGCCACTGGCTACGCATCTTGAATGGATGCGCTCAGAAGGCTATGAGCCCGGCAAGTTGTCGATATGGCTCCCACACGACGGCAGCACGCAGGACAAGGTGTACGACGTGTCCTATCAATCAGCACTGCAAAAGGCTGGTTATGCGGTCGAAGTTGTGCCGAATCAGGGCAAAGGGGCTGCAAAGGCGCGCATCGAGGCTGCTAGGCGTCTATTCGGGAGCATGTGGTTCAACGGCGACAAGGTGCAGCCCGGTCTAGACGCCATCGGCTGGTATCACGAAAAGAAGGACGAGGCTCGGAATATCGGGCTGGGTCCAGATCATGATTGGTCTAGCCACGGAGCGGACAGCTTCGGGCTAATGGCCATCGTAGCCGAATCCATCGCAGGCAGCACCAACACACAGAAGCCCATTGAATACAAACGCCGATACATAGCATGAGATACATCAAATGAAAATGGACGACGACGAACTGTTGGAGATTCTGCGCCGTAAGGAAGACTCTGCCGGTTCGTACGTCTGGGGCCAGCTTGCGACTGAACGCGAGACGGCCATGCGGGAGTATCACCGCATGCCCTACGGCAACGAAGAAGAGGGCTGGAGCCAGATCGTCAGCAGCGACATTCAAGATACGGTTGAGTGGATTTTGCCGCAGTTGATCAAGACCTTCATGGCGACTGATCGGGCGGTTATCTTTGAGCCATCCAAGGCTTCAGACGTTGAGCCCAGCGAGCAGGCCACGGACGCGGTCAACTACGTATTTCACAAGCAGAACAACGGCTTTTTGATCCTGTACACGGCGCTAAAGGACATGCTGACGGTGCGGAACTGCGCCGTGATGTGGCGCAAAGAGACGCAGGAAGTAGTTAGC